TTGATGAGTTACTCGCCGAGGATAAGTCACTCTCAGAACTCTTAGGAACAAAAGAAGATGAAGAAAGAGAAACAGAGTAGATATATAGATGGAGCCCTGAGCTTCGGACATGCTTGCACTCGGCTATTCAACAAAAGCCGCGTATTCTTACATTGTCACGATGAGTTTGAGTGTGGAGACGCCCAATGGGATGCTGCATGCAATGAAGAGACCTGTTTAGAGAATAAAATCGGCCTAGACATTAGATTCTACTACCAGATAGAAGAGTTTCGCGTTTCTGACTCAGATGTAGAAAAGATATCATGGGAAAGAGGCGTAGGATACTTAGAAGAGATAGATGATAAGACATGTTTATTTAGAGAAACACCCGTTAGATACTGGGATGGTATAGACGTTGTCTATTATCCACCGAACGCTGAACCAGCGCCCTTCAGTCACAACAGCGTACTTAGAATACAATCCAAAAGCCCCGTAGAATACAGAGAAGCCACTGCCGCCCCCTATTCTATCGTCGCCACAATTGAACCGCAACGACTCTCCCCCGTACATCTTGAAGAAAATACGCTTCTAGGCAGAAAAGACGACATAGTTCAGTCTATTGACAGAGAAGAACTCATAGATATGTATGATCTTAAGAACCTCACCCTCGATTCTCTTACAAAGACACAGAAACAGCTCAAGCTAAGCGCCCGCCGCCTTGATCTCCACCGAAAAGACTCGGTAGTCTCGGCTCCCGTGCTAAAAGTATCCGCCGACACCTATTCAAACGACACAAAACCCCCCGCACAGCAGGGTATGATCATTTATAACAGCGACACCAAGTGTTTAGAGTTCTATAATGGTGATGAATGGATTTCCCTTGGAGGTAAAGACTAGTGCACGTCCCCTCTAACATGACAGAACAGGAAGTTATTGACCAAATACAAATTGTGGTTGATAGAATCGCCCCTAAGTACACGTTCTACGGATATCAACGTACTGATTTAATTCAGGAGGCATTTATTATCTGTATGGAAGCCCTCCCACGTTATGATGAGACCCGCCCACTCGAAAACTTCCTCTCAGTCCACCTTTCCAACCGACTCAAGAACTTCGTTAGAGACAACTACTTCCAAGCTGATGAAAATGAGAAAGCAAAGGTCGTAATGCCCGGACAACTGGCAAACGAGGAATACTTACTAGATAGACGAGAGGCATATACAGAACGCCTAGATTATAAAGAGATGGGTAAGGTATTAGACTTGAAACTCCCCGCCCACCATAGAGCAGACTACCTTAAGATTATTAACGACGTATATGTACCAAAGAAGAAGAAAGAGGAAGTGTTATTTGTTATCCAAACAATATTAGAGGAACATGGCTATGAAGAGGGGTAGACTATCTAACGAAGAAACCCGCTATATTACAGAGAATGCAGATATGATGCAGGCGGAACAGATTGCAAAGACTCTGGATCGTGATCCCACTACTATAACCAACTTTCTTAAGAAGAATTTAAAAAAGGGATTGTCGGAGTTTGAGCAGGCGGCTTATGAGTTGGAAGACAGGCCATATTGGATTGAGCTACAGCAGCAGTTCACAGAGAGTGAGTTGGAGCTATTTAAGTATCACTGGGCTAGAATCATTAATCAGTTCAAAGATGATGTGTTTCCCACCGAAGAGTTGCAAGTGGTGGACGTGATCAAGTTGGAGCTGTTGATGAATAGGTGCCTCAAGCAGAACAAAGAGAACATAGACCAGATAAACGCCTTTGACGGCCTCATACAGACCGAGAGACAGACGGACGCGGAGCATCAGGACAAAGATGCCATATTCAACCTAGAGCGGCAGATAGCCTCTCTGAGAGCCGCTCAAGAATCAATGAATAGAGATTACAGAGACCTTCAAACCAAGAAGAGCTCGATGTTAAAGGAAATGAAGGGGACGCGAGAGCAGAGAATCAAGCGTCTTGAAGATTCAAAACAAACGTTTACGGGCTGGGTTGCTCATCTCATGCAAAATCCATCTATCACCCGACAGTATGGGGCGGAGATGGAGAAGATGCGATTATCTATGGAGAAAGAGAAAGAGCGACTTAGTGCATTTCATAAATACGAGGACGGTCAAGTGGATCAACCGTTCCTAACACCAGACACAGTTAAGGAATAATGATGAAAGCGATTATATTTGGAGTTACAGGACAAGACGGAAGCCATCTGGCCGATTTGCTACTATCAAAGAACTATGAAGTTATAGGTGTAGCTCGTCGTAGCAGTGTAGACACAACTGAGAGAATTGCGCATCTGGCAGACAGTGACGGATTCGAGTTGGTTCAGGGGGATATTACTGATGTAAGTAGTATCATCAATATTTTATCGAATAACAATGATGTAGATGAAGTCTACAATTTGGCTGCACAATCGCATGTAGGAGTATCATTTAAGCAACCCGGACTCACGTGGGATATTACGGGTAAAGGAGTCCTAAATATACTTCAGAGCATTGTGGATCTTGGGCTTCACTGTAGATTCTACCAAGCTTCTTCAAGCGAGATGTTTGGAGACTCATACGATGTCAACCCAAACGATGGAATTAAATATCAAAACGAAGATACCAAGTTCTTACCGCAATCGCCCTATGCAATAGCTAAGTGTGCAGCTCATTACGCAGTTAGATTATATCGAGAAGCCTACGGCTTACATGCAAGTGCCGGAATCCTATTTAACCACGAAGGAGAGAGACGTGGAGTAAACTTCGTAACCCGCAAGATCACCAAATGGATTGGATCTTTTATGGGGTGGTGCGAATCAAAAAAAATCGAACCCTCCAACTTGGTATACGATGTGGAGAGTATTTATATTCCGGGAAGAACAAATGAAGATCAAGAGTTCCAATTTCCGAAACTCCGTCTGGGTAACTTAGAAGCATGCCGCGATTGGGGTTACGCTGGAGACTACGTAGAAGCTATGTGGATAATGCTCCAACAGGAAGATCCCGACGACTATGTAATTTGCACGGAGAAGACTTACTCAATTAAACAGTTTTTAGAAAGAGCTTTTAAATATGCGGGAATTGAAAACTGGGAAGATCACGTATTTATCGATCCAGAGTTTTATAGACCTGCAGATGTGGAATACCTAAAAGGCAGTTCCAAAAAAGCAAGAACAAAGCTGGGATGGACTCCCAAGAGTGATTTAGAAGATCTCGTAAACATCATGATGAAGCACGACTTAAATGAAAATATACAAAGTTTTTCTTGATATGTCACTAGTTATATCGAGACTTAAAAAATATAGACTATACGAATATAATTCAAACAATCCAATTATCTTTGTAGAAGCTGACGACCCTGACGGTGCTTGTTTCAAAGCAACGCATCAGTTGTTTAAGCTGATACTAGGCCAAGATGACTCTGCGGAAGCAAGGCTGCTATGCAAAGAAATCAAGCGAGATATTAGAGTAAAGAGCGCTGCTGTAAAATGAGAAGAAACTACGACGACCCAGTATATAAAGACTGGCGTAAAAAAATATATACGAGAGATAAGTTCCGCTGTCAAATGCCGGACTGTAGCTCCAAGTATAGACTACAAGCGCACCACATAAAGAAGTGGTCAAATGCCGCTATATTGAGATATGATGTTGACAACGGCGTAACCCTATGTCGCTCGTGCCACGAAAGAGTAACTGGGCATGAGCAAGTTTACGAAACATTATTCTCTCAAATAGTATACAACAATGGCAAAAGCACCTAACTACACGGTTATTAAAGACACCCGTGAACAAGAAGGATATCATTTCAGCAAGTACGATAAGTGCGATGGGATGATAGTACAGAAGATTGATACTGGAGACTATACAATAGTTGGTCTTGAGGAAAAGATTTGCATTGAGCGCAAAGCCTCTCCTGAAGAACTCGCTACAAACTTGGGCCAAAAGAAGCATGCGTTCATGAATGAGATTGAGCGGATGAAACCCTTTAGACATAAATTTATAGTTCTAGAGTTTTCTTTGTCTGACCTAGTTGATTTTCCAGACAATAGCAGAATTCCACAATCACAAAGGAAGCAAGTAAAGATAAGCGGAAAGTACATGTTGAAGTGCCTAATGGAGTTTCAGCTTAAGCGTGACATACACATTATTTTCTGTGGGGACAAGCACAATGCCTTCCTCATTATTTCTAGTATATTCAAAAGAGTAAACGAGATGTATAATTAATGAATGATCATATTGAATTAATCCACAACCAAAACCTAGACCTCGAACAGAGGGAAATATACTTACACGGACAACACGGATCCTTTGACGAAGATCCGGGCGTGGAGTATCGTATGGCTACAACGTTTATTAAAAACCTCAGACACTTGGACTATCTTAAAAATGAACCAATACTTATTCATATGCACAGCATTGGCGGAAACTGGGGCGATGGAATGGCTATATACGACGCTATCGCCCTTTCTAGATCCTACGTAACTATATTGGCCTATGGGCAAGCAGAGTCAATGAGTAGCATTGTGCTGCAAGCTGCAGACAAGAGAATAATGATGCCTAACGCCTACTTTATGTCTCACTACGGAAGTAGCGGAAATTCTGGCAACTATCTAGACACTCAAAACTGGGCTAAGTTTGAGGAAAAAATATCAGATACGATGCTAGATATCTATACCGACAGATCCAAAAAGGGCAAATACTTTAAAGATAAATTCACAACCGTAACAGAGGAAAAAGTCAAGCGTTTCCTGAAGCGTAAGCTTAAAGACGGCGATTGGTATTTAACAGCTCACGAGGCGGTTTACTACGGATTAGCTGACAACGTTATAACTCATAGAAACTTGGGGAGCATCAATAGCTTAAAATGACATCAGAATTAAAAGAGATAAATGAAGCTTGGCTAGACCTAGACATTTCAGATAGCGAGATATGCAACCCCGCTCAAATACTCACAACGAAAGACGGCGATTACCACTTACGGCTAGTCTATCTTATGACTAAGCCAGAATATTTTTCATTTCTTTGTAAACATATTCTCAATGTCCAAATCTTACCGTCACAAGCTCTCATGCTTTGCGAAATGTGGAACAGAAAGTTCCCTATGCTTATCGCTAGTCGTGGATTTGGTAAGTCCTTTATGTTATCCCTGTATTCCTTAATACGGGCGCTGATACTACCAAAGAGAAAGATAGTTGTAGTTGGTGCCGCCTTTAGGCAGTCAAAGGTTCTGTTTGAGTATATGGAAACCATCTGGCGTAATGCGCCCATCCTGAGAGACATATGTAGCCACACCAGTGGGCCGCGTAGAGATGTCGATAGATGTGTTATGAGAA